TATAGTATTGCTTTCCAAGAACTTTTTAAATGTTTTGTCTTTGGCTAGGTTACGTAGTTGTCCAGCGACCATTGCTAATGAACGGTCATCGACTATAGACTGCATATCTAATTCAAAATCAACACCAGCATCAGCGGCAGCAGTAGCAACCATATCTAATGAAGTAACAAAATCTTCTGGAAAGACTGTTATATCTTCTTCGAACTCTGGATAACTTTGTTGGAACAATTCCAGGACAGCATTTAGTTCTTTAACCAAACGGTTCAATGCGTTCTTTGTAAACTTGCCTTCTGGAACAACCATAGTTGCTTCTCTAAGGACATCTTGTTCTGCACCAACCTCTTGTGCTTGTGCTAGTAAATCAGTGGGGATACTCATTTTATTCTCCGGGGGTTATTGCCTTTGCTGCTTTAGCAAAAGAACCAGTTTGTTTTTTAACTCTTTGAAATGTTTCTACTTTCTTATCGTGTTCAGCACCGTCATTATGAACAACCTGTTGATGGTCGTCTAGTTCCTTTTGCGATACGGGGCGTAGATTTTTTTCCTTCATAACTTGTTCGCGGTGCATACTGTTTTCAATATACATACCAAGGCCACGGTCAAAATAGCCGTGACTATCACCCCATCTTGCAGGAGTGTTAGCCCATAACGAGATTTGCCGTTCAACCTTTTGATCGCATACTTCACATATCTGTTCGTCTGCCTCATCCCAGTCACAAATAATCTGTTGAGGTTTATCACAAGGTTCACAGTAATAATCATAAATAGGCATAGCGTATCTTTCACGGTAGGAATTGTTGTATGTCTTGTGGTGACGGTTGACCCTGCATACCAGCGGATGTTGTTTGTTGTTCTTGTGCTGGTGCTGGTTGTTCTTGCTGAGGTTGTTGTGATGCGCCTTCCAAAGCCTCTAAGAATGATTGTGGTAAATCCATCATACGAACTAGATGCTGTAGTATTTCTGGAAGAGGAACACCCAGTTCAACCAGTGTTGGCATAACTGCAAGAAACTCCTGCTTCTTAACGGCTTCTGATACTGGAGTAGCACCACTATCATTTGCATAATATCTAAAGTCACCTGTTATATCTTCAGCATTTATTGTCTTAGGCATACCATTAATAATAATAACATCACCATCATCTTTGATATATAACTTCATTATTGAGATAAATACTTCGGCAATGTATTCAATAGCACTGTCTCGCTCTCTGGCTAAACGTCCTATTTCAGAAGAGGAATATGCAGCAAGAGCAGTTATCTCTGTAGCGGTTGCCCGTGAGGATTCACCTCTAGTAAACGGAGCTAGTACAGAACCGCGCTCGAAATCATCTTGAACCTGCTGCACATAACGCTCAAGTTCAGCAGGTACTGGAGTATGTGGTACTGGTGATATAGACCCTGACAAAGTCTGTCCCTGACTTAATTCTACCTCAATGAATTCCCCATCAACTCCTTGAGATAGTTTTGACATAGCCTCAGCATCGAATACTCCTGCTTCAACCACCCACTGTCTCGCTGCTCTACGCACCATCGAAGCCTGATAGGTACGCAGAATGTTTACTTCCTGAACTTGATCGTATACTCTTCGTAAAGCGGAATAACCACGCATAGGAACATCTGGTTGCCTACTGTAATACAACGGTATAATGGGGCTTAACGGATGGTTCGATGCATCTTTAAATGGTATCTCACTATACTTAACTTCTTTTATTTCGTCTGTACCTTCTGGAACCAAGATACCATCATACAAGTACTTGTCTCCATCTTGGTAATCTGGTGACCAGACCATCATCTTGTCATTTACTAGGTCATAGAACTCTATAATCTCAACGTATTGAAACTCAGGTTCGCTATCTTCTAGACCTTGTTGTTGGTATCCGTCATCTTCATTTATTCTATCAAGAAATCGTATAAGAGGATGAGCACTAAACTTTTTTGGCCCGTATTTATCTCTGGCTTCTTTAAGCGTCAAATAGTAACGATGTCCAATAAACTTTTGATCTCTCCATCCTGTTGCATCTGTATCAACAATTACATCCCAAGGGGCTACAGCGCATATGGTAACTCTTTGGAATGGGTCTGGGTGATCATTGGGTATTAACTTTAAATAAGCATTTGGATATATGAGTGCTAATCGAGAAGCATCTTCTAACTGTGTACGTATGTTATCCAAAAAGTTATTGCATAGTGTTTGAACTATCTGAGCATTACCCTCACCACGCACATCACTCTGTACCACAATGGATGGGGAACGTGCAAACAATGAAGCAATATACCCCTCTACAAACTCGTAGGCACGGGACGTTTCGATAACCACTTGTTGTGGTGCTTCTAGTTTATTCCAATACCGTGTCATATAGGCGGCACGTAATTGTCTAAGTTCTGCTCTGGCTTCATCCCAATACTTAGAATGATTGCGGTAATACATTTCAACGATACGTGGCTTCATACGTTTTTCTTCCAAGGTATAGGTTGATCTTTAATCTTCTTCGCTCTTGATTCAGAAATTAGCACATCCATTAAGTTACGTCTAGCCAAAGTTAATTTGCGTCTAGGTATATCACGCAAGCATCGATAGGCTAATGCAAGAGACATAGCAAGGTCATCGTGCATACCCCTTGGGGCTTCTGGGCAAACCTTAGTTACTACCAACGCTCTTAGTTCAGCAAGTACCTGAGCATCCATTTTCATTATCATACCTTGCGTTATATATTCGCGCAGTGTTTCATAAGCATCGAGTTTGGATTTTGTTGTTGTTGTCCAATCTTTCATATTGTGGTCTATCCATAAGTTTTTATAACCCATATGTCTTAAACGATATATCACAACGTGACCGTGATTGTTGCTTTCGCACAGTATACGGGCATCGTTGAACCATTGTGCTATCTTTAATACCACATCAGCAAACCCAGAAGGTGATATAAGATTATTCCTATAATGATAGATAGGCTGTAGTGTAGCCATAGAGATAACAGTTATAGTAGAATAGTCTCCACCAACACCAGCAGCAACATCAACACCCATAGCATAAACATCGTCATCGCGTGGTTCTTCGTATAACCTTTCCTGACCATCAAAATGTATTTCTTCTATCTCACGTATATCATCCAATGTAAAATAAGAAGAAGAAGCATAATGGAACGCATCATCAAGACTACCCGGATACTCTCTTCTAAACTTTTCTAGTCCAATGGTTGCAACCTGTTGCCTTCTCCAGTTGAGTTGATCATAGTTACAGCCATAAGACTTAATCAAGAACTTCTCATCTTCGTTTGGTGCAAAGTCTTTTGGTGCTGGTAATCTATATCTTTCGTGTTGATGCCACCAATAACTGATCAGATGCCAACCGTTCTCAGGAGCACCCATAATAAGACGATGAAAGACATCACCGGGCTTACTAGGAGTACTTTCAATGATAATCTGACCTTCTCCAATCGTGGCGATAACCTGCGCCAACATCTCTTCCCCGTCATCATAAAATGCAAACTCCGACAAATGAACTGAAGACAAAGTAAACGATCTGGTACCACCCTTACTTCCGGCAGTAAAGGAGCAAAGCTGTGCGCCCGTCCCTGCAAATTCCAGTGTAGTACTATTGTCTATACTAAGATTTTTACGCAATATATTCGGCAGCGAGTTGTGCATCATACTGTCCATCTTACGTAGATGCTTTGCTGACCGTTCGTGAAAACTAATCACACCAAACTTTAAAGGGTCTTTGGTCTGGTATGTACTCCATAGTGCATAGGCTCTTAGTACAGTACTGATACCAATCTGTCTAGGCTTCAATATGATAACCTTCTTATGGCTCTTTAACTTATGTAGTAACTCTATCTGTTCTTGGTTCGGTGTAAACTTAACCAACTTACCAGAATACTTATCCTGTATCTTTAACAACTGAATGAACTTCACCGGATCATTCAATATAGGCTCTAACTCTATTCGTATCTTCTTCGGTAGTTTATCAATCATACAGTATCTAACAAGATAGTATACGTGAATGTATCCCAACCATTGACCCGCCTTTGATCCTGACACAAATCAATAAACTGGTCAAAGTCATACGGATCTTGAAACACTGTGCAACCAGCACTATACCGTTCTACCTTGTCTATCTTCCTGCTTCCATTAGCACGGTGTATGTTTATTCCAAAATACCCCTCATACTCTGTACCATCCATATCAAGCACTGTATCTTTATTGTTATCTCGCCACACCTTTACCTTACCGTTTCGCTGGCAAAGGGCTAGATACTTGCCTCTATGTAAATCTAACTTATACACTCCTCTACACTGTTGAGGATGAACCAATATAGCAGTACCCTGTATCCTACCCGGCTTATTCAAATGATACTGACCTGGATCTGTCGTACAAGGAAAGTTGTATTCTATCCATCTACCCTCTTCCTTATGAATACAGTAAATCCTATCATCAAAACTATTCGCCTCTATACTCGTACTACGCAACGCTATGATATTTAAATCATAATCTAAGTCACTCGTAAATGTCTTAAACCCTGCATCTCTAACTCTCTTCAACAACGGTGGCTCTGCTGAACCATATATCTTTATTTGCATCCTATCTCCTATATCCACTCACATTCTTCTTCAGGATCAGGAGGATTGTATAAAGCAACGTTTATCTTAAATCCCCACAAACCCTTCTTGTAACTCTTACGACCAGCAATAAACTGTATCTGACTATCATCATCATAAACTATATCATTAAGCGCATCGCACACACTCCCAAAACAATTCTGAACATCTCTCTTCCTCTTGTCTCCAAACACCACCTCCAACGTCATACTTACAGGCTGGTCAGTCTTAACCCAGTCACACCTAACCATACTCTGCTTGGCTATCCATCCAACATAATCTTCGAACTCCTTCAAGTTCTTTGGCTTATACATACGATTACCACGTATACCCATATTATTCTTCTTTGACGGTATCTTCATTTGTCCCACTATCGACAACATCTTCCTCTCCTATAAACCAAGAAACTGAACTAACACCACTTAACTGATGCTTCTCAAACCAATGATAACTCTTCAAGTACCGAGCCTTCTTCCTACCCTGCCTCGGTATCTCCTCTACCACCAATCGCTGCACATCACTTATGTTTGTTCGCTGATGCTCACACTGAACAACCACCAACCCTAAGTCAAATACCCTGCCTTTTATCCAGCCCGGCACCGCATTGGCATAAGAAACCTTGTCATAAATATAGATGTGATAATCCCTGCTTCTACCACAGATATATATCAACTCTTCCTGATACATCGCTAATAACTTATCAGCACTCATTAACCACCCCGCTTGTAGTTATAACTATGCTATCACACTTTATATCACGCTTAGCAAATTTTTCCGAGAATTTTTGAGGGGTACTACTGCGTAGGAGGAAAGCAAAAGTTGGGGGAGGGCCCTCGCGCGCACGTTTTAAAGCCTCGCGCGTGCACGTTTTAAGGTATTGCGTAGGTGCGTCACATATGTGCGTGTTCCCTTTTACAAAATACCCCTTCTATTCTATATTTTTTCAGAGATATACCCCATTCTATCGTATCCTTAGACATATCCCTTCATATCCTTATTGATATACTCCTATCCTGATACCTGATATGATACCCTGCTGTGGTGTTGAGTTGTATACAGT